AACTTTGAATCTAACGAGGATAGCTTAGATGGTTTTGACCTTGCTGAGTTTTCTCCAAGATAATGTCATAAATTTGCATTAAATCTAACTACAATGGACATTAAAGTAAGAGAAGTCACAGGCGAAGAAAAGTCTGCGGCTGAGATGGAACAAGAGGTGCTTGATAAAGCAGAAGGGAATAGTGTCGCCGACGACACAATTCAAGAAGCTGAAGAAAGTAAAGAGGAGGTTGTTCCTGAATTGAAAGAAGAGGATGTGCTGTCGTATATTAAAAATAGGTACGACAAAGACATATCATCTTTCGATGAGTTGATGCAGGAGAAGCAAGAAGCTCCTGAGCTTCCTGAAGATGTTGCAACCTACATGAGGTTTAAGCAGGAAACAGGAAGAGGGTTTTCTGATTTTCTAAGAACTCAAGAAGAGTTTGATGAAAAGACTGAAGACGAAAGGCTAAAGGAATATCTTTTGGCTACTGAAAAGGGAATAGACAGAGACGACCTTGAGGTCATCATGGAAGAGTATTCATACGATGAAGACTTGGACGATGATGATGACGTTAGGAAAGTCAAGCTGAAGAAAAAGAAAGCGGTTGCTCAGGCGAAGGATTGGTTCAATCAGAACAAGGAGCAGTACAAGGTGAAACTTGAGTCAAGTTCATCTGTCGTTCCGGAAGCTGATAAGGAGCAGTACGAAGCCTATCAACAATATATGAAGGAGGCAAAGACGTTCGAGGAGGAGAATCAAAAGAAGCGTGAGTATTTCGTTAAGAAGACTGACGAGGTTTTCAATAGTGACTTCAAAGGTTTTGATTTTACTGTTGGAGATAAAAACTTCACTTTCTCAACCGGTAGCGCTAGTGAGACGAAAGAGGCCCATTTGGATTCAATGTCCTTTGTAGGAAAGTATTTGGATGAACAGGGGCTTATGAAAGACTCAGTAGGATACCACCGAGCGTTGGCTGTAGCGTTGAACCCTGAAAAGTTCGCGAAGTTTTTTTATGAGCAAGGGCAGGCAAATGCCGTTGATGACACAATGCGTAAGATGAAAAACGTAGATATGTCAGAAACAAGAAAAGCTCCTGAAAGCAGTCGCAGCAAAGACGGGTTGACAATACGTGCTGTTCCTTCAGACTCCGGGCGCGGACTTAAAATACGCAGCAAGAAAAGTTAACGAGACTAAAAAAATAAAAAATGTCTGTACTATCAAGCCCGGGCTTTAATCTACAGCCCGCACCACAGAAGCTTACGCTTCCGACAAACTACATTACTAACTTCAACTTCTTGAATCAGTATCTGCCTGATACTTATGAAAAGGAGTTTGAGCGTTATGGTAATCGTTCTATCTCTTCTTTCCTCCGTATGGTAGGAGCTGAGATGCCGACCACTTCTGACCAAATCAAATGGGCGGAGCAAGGTCGTCTTCACATTAAGTATACTAATGTTGCAGCTCAGAGTGCCGCCGCCATTAACGCCGGAAATTTCGATATTGATGACACTCTTGACCCTGCTACAAATCCATTGGGAACTAATGGTAATGCTATTCGTGTTGGTCAAACTGTTATGGTTGTTGCAAATGATGGCAGCGGAGCTAACAAGGGCATTGTAACTGTAACAAATGTTGGAGACGATGCAACTCGTGTTACTATTGCTTTTTACGAAGCGGGCGGTCAGGTTATGGCGCAAAATACTATCTGCACCCTTTTCGTTTATGGTTCTGAGTTCAAGAAAGGAACAGCTACAATGGCTGATACTCTTGAGGCCAATGACGAAATCTTCGACAACAATCCTATCATTATGAAGGACACCTATACTGTTACAGGTTCCGACATGGCGCAGATTGGGTGGATTGAAGTGACTACTGAGAATGGCGCTACAGGTTACTTGTGGTACATGAAGTCTGAGCATGAGACTCGTCTCCGCTTTGAAGACTACATGGAAACCTCAATGCTTGAAGCAGTTCCTGCCGAAGCTCCTAGTGCCGGAACAGGTAATGCGGAAGATTTGGGATTCAAAGGAACTAAGGGTGTTTTCTACGAAGTGAATAATCGTGGCAACGTCTTTGGTGGTGGGTATCCAACTACTCTTTCTGACTTCGACGACATTATCTCTCGCTTGGACAAGCAAGGTTCTATTGAAGAGAACGTACTCTTCTTGAACCGCGAGGCTTCATTCGCCATTGATGATATGCTTGCTGCTCAGAACTCTTACGGAGCCGGAGGAACTTCTTACGGTCTGTTTGATAATGACGAGCAAATGGCTCTGAACCTTGGGTTCTCAGGATTCCGTCGCGGTTATGACTTCTACAAGTCTGATTGGAAGTACCTGAACGACCCCACTATGCGTGGAGGTTTGAGCGATGGATGGACAGGTTCAACTTCTGCACAGACCATTTCAGGTATGCTTGTTCCCGCAGGTTCTACAACTGTGTACGACCAAGTTCTCGGTAAGAACGCTAAGCGTCCTTTCCTGCACGTTCGTTATCGTGCTTCTGAAACTGAGGACCGTCGTTACAAGACATGGATTACAGGCGGAGCCGGTGGAGCCATGACCTCTGATGCTGACGAGATGAATGTTAACTTCTTGACCGAGCGTGCTGTTTGTGTCATGGGAGCTAACAACTTCTTCTTGTTCCGCTACGGAGCGTAATCAGTTGAGTGATTAAGGGGGCGAAAGTCGCCCCCTTTTTATTTAAATAAAGTGAAATGAAAAAAGCAGAGTTCAAGGACAAGGTGTATCGCCTTAAATCAAACAAGGCTCCCATGTCCTATATTCTTCCAACGCGCCATACTCGCGCTTACCCTCTTACATATTTCGATGAAAAGACGGGTGTAAACAAACCTCTTAGGTATTCAACCAATCAGAAGACTCCATTTATGGATGAGCAGGATGGTGAAGCTATTCTTGCTCCTGTTGTTTTTGAAAGAGGGATGCTTCGTGTTCCTAAGCAGAATCAAGTTCTTCAATACTTTCTTTCTCTTCACCCTCAAAACGGGACAATTTTTGAAGAGGCTGACAGTGAAAAGGATGCTCAAGAAGAGCTAGACATTTTGAATGTAGAGGTTACTGCTTTGTCTGAAGCGCAAGGCCTTGATATTGAAAGTCTTGAAATGGTTTATCGCCTCCTGTTTGGAAAAGACCCTCAGCGGATTACTACTGCTGAGCTTAGGAGAGATGTTCTTGTGTATGCAAGAAACAATCCTGAAGGATTCTTGGATGCTTTGAATGACCCTGAGAATGAATACTTGGCTCAGATTCAATCTTTCTTTGATGCAAACATTCTTTCGACTAGAAGGAATGGTACTGAGGTTTGGTTTAGTACCAAAGGCAATAAAGGAAAGATGCTCAACGTACCTCATGGAATGAACATAAATGTCGTTGTTGCAGATTACCTGAAGTCAGATGAAGGCATCGAAGCTCTGAAACACCTAGAAGCTGAGATAGAAAAGCAGTAAGTGCTTATTCCTTTGTAATTTAAAGAGGCCTACGGGCCTCTTTCTTTTTTGTAATTTTGCATGATAACGCTTGTGGTTTATGATAAATTCAGTAAGGCAGACTGTTCTTTCAATTCTTAACAAGAACAACTACGGGTACATTACTCCTGCCGACTTTAATCTTTACGCAAAGCAGGCGCAGCTAGAAATATTTGACGAATACTTTTATCAGTACAATTACCAACTGAACAAAGAGAATGCTCGTCAGTCGGGTACTGACTATGCAAACATTGCAAGGGGACTTGCTGAAGTCATTGATACCTTTTCAGTTACAAAGGCTTTAAAGAAAACTGTAGCCTCTGTTCCTGCATACAACAACACTTTTTATTTGCCAAGCGAAACAAGCACAGGAGATGAGTATCACCTTATTAACAAGGTTCTTGTTTACACATCTTTGCTTGTGAGCGGAGAGGGCAGAAAGGATGGTGTAGCAAATAAATTAAACGATGAGGCTGCAAACTTTACAGTTGCAGGAGTTTCCGTTGGAGATGTTGTTGTGAACACAAATGATGAGACGTTTGCTTATGTGACTAGTGTATTAAATTCAACAAATCTCTTAATGAGTGACGATTTGTTTTCTGAAGAAGAAACAGATTCGTATAGAATTTATGATGCAGATAGTGTGAAGGTTTCAGATAGGCTTACCCATGACAAGGTTACTACTTTGAATATGGGGATGAATACTAAGCCTAGCTTGATTTTTCCTGCCCACACAGAAGAGGGGTCTTTTCTTACGGCACTACCTGATTCAATTAAAAATTACGGTCAAGTGTTTGCGCAATACATACGTTATCCAAAAGAACCAAAGTGGACGTATGTAACTCTTACAGGAGGAGAGCCTGTATTTGATTCAACTCAACCTGACTTTCAAGATTTTGAATTGTCTTCTGATGATGAGTATCCTTTGGTTCAAAAGATTCTTCAGTATTCCGGAATGTCTATTCGTGAGATTCAGGTTACTCAATTTGGGCAGGCTCAAGAGCAGGCTCAAAATGCAAATGAACGATAATGGCATACATAACAGAAGAGGCATATTATTCAAGTGACTCTAATTGGGGTTCGTATCAATACGTTTCATTGGAAGACATCGTCAACAACTTTATGTTGATGTACTCAGGGAATCATAGTCTTGTAAACAATGAAGAAAGGTTTAAGATAATCTTTCACGCAAAGAGAGCTATTCAAGAGTTGAACTACGATGCGTTCAAAAATCTCAAGGTACTTGAATTAAATGTAGAAGATAATCTTCGATTTATTCTTCCCCATGATTTTGTCAATTGGGTTCGTGTCAATATGTATTATGGAGGTGCGCTTTATCCTTTGACAGAAAACATTCAGATTCAATCTTCAACAGCGTTTGACCAAAGTGCTGATGGTACAATACTATTTGACTCAGAAGGAAACGCTGTCCGAGAAACTTCTCAGATTGATACGGATAGATTAGCCGGAACAAAGAAAAGTATCTACCTCAACCCCGGAAGCCCGTTTGATGGCGAGGAGGGTTGGTGTATTGACGGCTATTGGTACTTCACATACAACTACGGAAAAAGGTCGGGCCTGAATACAGAGACTGCTAACCGCAATCCTACTTTTGAGATTGATAGAACTGCCGGAGTAATCAACTTTGGCTCAGATATAAAGGGTCAGAAGGTTATTCTTGAGTATATATCTGATGGCATGGAAGGTGGAAACGAAGCAAACATGAGCGTCAACAAGCTTTTTGAAAAGTATCTATACGCCTACATTATGTATGAGCTTTTGAACGCTAAGCTTGGTGTCCAAGAGTATATTGTTGCAAGAGCAAGAAAAGAAAAGCAGGCTTTGTTTAGAAATGCAAAGCTCAGGCTGAGCAATATAGACCCCGGCAAACTCCTTATGAATATGAGGGGTCGGGACAAATGGCTTAAATAATGGCAAACCTTTCGAGGAACTTTGTCAGGGGACGGATGAATAAATCCGTTGATGAACGCCTGATACCAAATGGTGAGTATATAGATGCACTAAATGTGCGGATGGGTTCTACTGAAGAATCTGAGATTGGTGTTATTGAAAATACCAAGGGGAATAAAAAGCTTACCACTCTTGTAAATCCTGTTGACGGTTCTTCACTTTCAAGCCAAGCAGTTTGCATTGGAGCATACGCTGACTCTGCAAACGAAACAATGTATTGGTTTGTGCATGACCCTAACTTTACAGCTTCAACAAGCAACAGGTGTGACATGATTGTTTCATACAACACTACCACTCAGCTTGTCAGGTATCATGTGGTTAGTTGTACAAATCCAAGTAACACTGCTCAGAGTACCTTAAACTTTAGCAAGGAGAGTCTTGTCGTTGGTGTAAATCTTATTGATGGGCTGTTGTTTTTTACAGACAATCTGAATCAACCTAGATACATAAATGTCAACAGACAGTATCCCCTTCCTTCGGCTGCTCCTTATGTGGATGACAGCATCTTGGAAGAAAGGATTAGGGTGATTAGGAAGCCACCTTTGGCTCCTCCAACAGTAAATCTTATTAAGGTTCAGCAGAGCGTAAACTTTATTGATGAGCGCTTTGCTTGCTTTGCTTACAGGTATAAGTACGATGACGACAAGTATTCTGCTACGTCTCCATTTACTGCTCCTGCTTTTGTAACAGACCCTTTTGACTTTAGCATTGACAGCTTTCTGAATGAAGGCATGACCAATAACTTCAATGCTGCTGAGATAGGATTCAACACAGGAAGTGAGCTTGTAAAGGGAATTGACCTGCTGTACAAGGATGCGTCGGATGGTGTGATTAAGGTTATCAAGAAAATTGATAAGGAGGTGGATGGCATCCCTGACAATGATGACAGGGTATTTACATACGACAAGAGTAAGATATTTACGATACTTCCTGAGTCTGAAATTCTTAGGCTGTACGATAATGTCCCTATAAAAGCTAAAGCCCAAACATTAATGGGCAATAGGCTTATGTATGGAAACTATGTTGAGGGATATGACCTGACGGATTCAGACGGAAGAGCTGTAAATCTCAACTACTCTGTTGAGTTGGATTCTTCAGAAGCTGACATTGTAGATATTCCGGAAACTTTTGATTCAGGTTTTTACACCTTTAATCCTTTACTTCAGAGAAGCATACAAAGAAGCGTAGGCATATTTGATTTTTCAGCAATTACTGCTGCGCAAATTCAACCGCAGGCTAGAATAGAAATCAGCATGAACATTAGACACAAGGATGTGGCTAATGGTCAGCAGTTTGATAACAATGGTTCTTTTTATTCTGTCAATCAGATAACTCCTGAATTTCAAATAAACTTTGATTACTCTCTTCCGCCTCAAGCGCAAGGATTTCAGAGTATGTCTCAGGTTTTCTCGCTTCAATCTTTTATTGATGCGATTGGAACTTTGGCTAACATACAGCCGCTGTCTACGTCTTGTGATGGCGCTACCTTAAATGACAACTTCAATTGTCAGCTACCTACTTCTTTAAGTGGGAATGTTGTTGGCCCGGGTACTCCTGCTGCTCTAGACCTTAATGCAACAGGTGTTGACGCATCTTCGGGAGTAAACCCAAATACAGCTATTGTAATAAATCCTTTTAATGTAACGCTTCCCAATGCAGATTCTGTTGCTATTCAAATTCCTTGTGCGAATTGGGTTACAAAAGGAACGAATGGGGTTTATGAATACTTTGAAATTGTAAGTGCTTCAGCAACTTTTGTTGGTGCGTCAGGTTCAAAGAGCCTTCACAGCAATAGAGACTATGAGTTTGGTATTGTGTACATGGATGAGTATGGCAGGTCTTCAACTACTCTTGTAAGCGAAGCAAACACCATTCACGTTCCCTGTGAAAACTCTCCTCTTGTAAACAGGGCTAAGATTGAAATCCCTCCATCTCAGAAGCCACCTTATTGGGCATCGAAGTACAAGTTTGTGGCGAGGGCAAGCAAGGATACCTATGAAACTATTTACTCTAACGTATACTTTGTAGACGAAGAGTCGGGCAATGGATACATTCTGTTAGAGGGAGAGAACATTAGTAAAGTTGAGGTTGGAGATAGGTACATAGTAAAGAAAGACAACTCAGGCCCTGCCGGTTCTTGTAAGTACATAACCGTGTTGGACAAACAGGCTCAATCTTCAGGATTTTTGGGTGGGAATGAACCTGCGGGACTGTACATGGAAGTCAAGCCTAACAACATAGACCTTGCTTTCAGACAAAACAATACAGTCGACTTAGGTCTTCACGATGATGTGGTAGATAGCGGACAGGATGGGCCTGTTCTTTCTTACAATGTCAATGAGCCTGACCCTGCGTATCCTGCTCAGAGAAGGCCAATGGAGATTCCTGCGGGCAGTAGGGTTAAGATTTTTGTAAACGTATTAAGACATCCTAGTACAAGCTGCGGGGCAAGGAAATATACTTTTGATGAAACTATTTCTGCTACAAAGAGATACGCAAACTTTTACGATTTTTTTATTGGAGAGGGTCTTGACAAGACAATGGTTGACCAACAGTATGTTCTTACGGGTCCATTAAATCCCAAGTATTACTCTCCTAATAGCACATCATTTAACAATCCGACTTCAGGAAGTGGTAAGGTTGACATTTCTTTTGGAGGAAATGGAAATCAATTCTTACGAATAGCGGGTCCTGAAAATTGCGGAAGAAGAGATTCACTTGTTAAAGCAAGGATTCAGGTATTTAAAAGCGATGATGTTTTAATTTTTGAAACACTTCCTGTAGATACCAACCCTGACATCTTCCTTGAAAACGACAATGTCTTTGATATTGTTGGTGGTATTCATAAGGGGACAACTCAAGACCAAAGCTCTACTCAGCCTGCTATTTGTTTTCCAAACTTTTACAACTGCTATTCATTTGGCAATGGAGCTGAGTCCTATAAGATAAGAGACTCTATTGTTGGAGCTACATTTGATTTGGGCAACAGGGTGCTTGGTGTTCAGTCTGAAGATTATGAAGAGGTACACAGATTTGCTGACATTACATACAGCGGCATTTACAACGATGAGTCGAATGTCAACAAGCTTAATGAGTTTAACCTTGGTCTTCTTAATTTTAAGAAGCTTGAAGAGTCATATGGTATCATCACTTTGCTTGATGGCAGAGAGACTGATGTCTTAACTCTTCAGGAAGACAAGGTATCATATGTTCTTTCAGGTAAGAATCTTCTTTCAGATGCTGCTGCGGGTGGTGCTATTACATCAGTTCCGGAAGTATTAGGAACTCAGATAGCAAGAGTTGAGGACTACGGCAACAGCTTTAATCCTGAAAGCTACGTTCAGTGGGGAGAGAACAAGTATTTTACTGACGCAAAGAGGGGAGCTGTTATCCAACTAAAAGGAAGCGGAGCCAAGAATGAACAGCTTACTGTTGTCTCTGAATTGGGGATGCGCTCTTGGTTTAGGGATTTGTTTATTGACAGCTTTGAAACTCAGAAGCTAGGAGGGTTTGACCCCTACATGAATGAGTATGTGTTGTCATCTAATGTTCAGACAATACCAACTGTTGATGAGCTTGTTAATTGCGGCACAAGTCAAAGTCTTTCTGTAGACAATACAACGGCTACCAATTCATTTGACATTGCGTTATCAGGAGCAATAGGTACTATTACTGTATCGTACAATGTTTCTGTCGCTAGTGGCTCCGGAAGCCCTCTTGCTACTCTTATTCTTAGTTGCGGCTCTCAAACTTCTCCTGCTCAAAACATAACGGCAACAGGTTCGGGAAGCTTTACATTTACCAAGACTACCGCAGACACGATTGCTACAATTACCCTTACGCAAAATTTAGCAGGAGACAAGGTTACGTTGAGCAATGTTTTGGTTAGTTGTCCTACCTCTGATGCTATGGAGGTTATTGAAGTTGTCTTGACAAACAACGATGACTCAGGAGATTCTATTCATGTTGAGTATGAGTATGAAACGACCACACCTGCTTTTACTTCTATAAGAAGGACTGACCTTGTTTCATTTGGAGTGGGACCAAACCCATTGGTTTCTAGGTACAATTCTGTTTCGGGAAATCAGGGAGACCCTTTAATACCATTTGAAGGTTCTAGCGTAACAGTGTTTACAAATAAGTTTCCTTCAGACACATTTGATGTAGACAATGCGCAGCATAGTGTTGGGTATTTGTTTAGCTCTACACTTTATCAGAACAACGCTACCGACATTAATAGTTTGTTAGGCTTGGCTACCTTTCAAAGTCTTACGGGTACGGGAGCGCAGAGGTCTGTAAACTTTACAGCCTCTTCTTTAAACACCTATATGTATATCATTTGGGACTTGAGAAGCTCATCTCCAATTGAGTTGTGTAGAGTCACTGACCCAAATGCTACTGTTGCAGATGTGTGCTGCGATGAAACTTGTTTTTGCTTGGAGCAGTGTACTGAATATGAAATAACAATTTCTTCTCCTGCAACTTCTGCTGTCATTGAATACATTGATTGCGATAGCGGAGAGACGTTTACTGTTTCAGAAGCAACAGGAACAC